CGCCAACTCCTGTTCGGTCATCAGCCGCTCACCCATGCTCAGAGCGTACGGGGCTTGCCGACCGGGACTCGCTAGCGCACACTAACGCTCACCAGTGCTCACTAGGAAAGGGCGGCCATGCGGCGATGGTGGTGGCGCAGGCACGCCGACGAGCAGCGCGCCCGGCTCGCCGACGACGTGCGGCGCCTGGCCGGCTTCGCCGACGCCGCCGTTGCCACGGCGCGGCGCCTGGGCGCCGAGGTGCCCGATGGCGTCGCCGCCTGCCCGCTGGTCTGGTCGCATTGGGCCGACCGGCTCGCCGAGCGCGAGCCGCCGGCCGAGCCGACGTAACGGCTGCATTTGCGCTAGCGTTCTTGAGGCATCCGGTCCAGTAGTGCGGGCGGTGTCCCCCTCGCCCCCCGGGTGGGACCCGCCCGCTCTAGTCTGCTGGCAGCCGCGCGCGTGACCTGGCAAGCAGAGGCAACCAGGTAGCCGTGCGCGCGCGTAGCTATAGAAGGGGGTCAAGGGCCTCAGAGGGGGGAGGCCTTTGGCCCCTCGTTGGCTGTGAGGGCGTCGGTGAAACCGGGCACGGTCTCCGAGCCCGAGTAACGCCTGGGAGTGATGAAGCGCTCTTACTCTCGGGAACGATGAGCTAGCGAACGGCCTCGGTGCAGGGGGTGCTCCCGGGGCCGTTTGCTCATTCTCGGGTAGCTCATCAGACGTAGATGCTCGGCCCACGGTCGCCGGCCAGGATGGCCGCCCGGTCATGGGCCATGACGGCGGCCACGGCGGCGTCGATACGGCGGCGAGAGTCCTTATGTTCCTTGGCGAGCCGGCCGCCGCGCGAGTCTTCCTTGAGCACGGCGTTGCCGACGTGGCGGGCTAGCGCGCTCGACCCGTCGTGCGTCAAGAGCTGGTCGACGACGGCCGCGTAGAACCGGCTGGTGGCCGGGCCCATCCTGGCCGGGCCTTGCGGGTACTCGCCGACCGGGATGCCCTCGCCGTCCAGCAGCTCAAGCGACCGGGCCCAGCGGTAGGGGTCGGCGGCAACCTCGAGGACGCGCCAGCGGCGGCAGGCGGCCCGGATGGCGTCCTCGACGGCGACCACGGGCACGCGCCAGTCGCGGGCGCCCTCCGGGGCCTCCCACAGCTCGACCAGCTCGACATGCGGGCGCGGCTCGACGGTGACGGCGACCAGGGCGGTGCAGTCACCGGAGAACGACCCGTCGAACCCGAGCACCACCTCGGCGTGGTCGGCGATGGAGCGGGTCGGGTCGGCGCAGCCGGCCCAGGCGCCGTCCGGCAGCCAGGCGCCGTCCAGGGTGACCCATTGGCCGAGCCGGTAGCGGCGGAACGCGGCCTCGCGCATCTTCGGCGGCAGCGTCGCCCACAGCGCGTCGCGGTGCAGGAAATCGTCGAGCGCGGGGTTCGCCACGGCCCAGGCGTGCTCGTCGTCGACCGGGCAGCCGGGCGGGGCGGCGAACTCGGCGAAGTAGAACGACGGGTCGGAGCCCGAGCGGCCGTGGTCGACCAGGCGCCGCATCACGCCGTCGTCGCCCACCCTGGGCGGCGTCGAGATGGCGAGCAGCAGCGACCGGTCGCGCTTGCCGGCCCGGGCGGCCATCGCCTCGAAGGTGTCGTCGGTGACCACGTGCAGCTCGTCGACGATGGCCAGCGACGGGTCCCACCCTTGCAGCGCGCCCGGGTCGGCCGGCAGCGCGAACAGCGTGGAATCGGTGTGCGGCTCCAACAGGTGGTCCTTGAACACCTGCACGCGGTCGTACAGCGCCGGGTCGAGCTCCACCATCCGCCGGGCGGTGTTCAAGATGATCCGGGCCTGGCGCTCGTCGCTGGCGACACAGATGACCTGGGCGCCCTCCACCCGGTCGGCCAGCAGCCCGTAGAGCCCGAGCGCCGCGGCGAGGGTGGACTTCCCGTTGCCGGCCGGAATGGAGACGAGCCCTTGCCGGGGTCGCGGCTCGTCCAGCAGCCCGTGAACGATCGCCTTCTGCCACGGGCGCAGCCGCATCCGGCGGCGGGCCCCGGTGCCCTTCGGCAGCGTGACATAGCGCTCGACGAACGCGATAGCCCGGCTGCCGCCGCGCTTCGGGAGACGGCGCAGGTCCAGCGGCGGGGCGGTGACCTGACCCTTCGGCCCGGCCTTCATCGGCTTATCCTGGCGCCATGGACGAGACCAACCCGGCAACCGCCGCCACCCGAGTCGCCGTCGAGTGCCTGACCCTGTGGCTGGCGCAGGACCGACAACGGGCAATCGACCATATCTCCAACCTCGACGCCGACCCGGCCGGGCCGGGTCCAACCGGCCTCATCGTCGGCCTGCTCAACCTGAGTGCGTGGCTGGTGTTGACGCTGGCCAAGGAACGGGGCGCCGCAACCGACGATGAACTTCGGGAGTTGACGCTGGCCAAGGAACGGGGCGCCGCAACCGACGATGAACTTCGGGAGAAGGCTGGAGACATCCTGCGCGACTTCTCGCGGCAGCTCCCCGAGTAGCAGCCTGGCCTTCATGCGACCGCCGGGCCGTCGTCGCCGGTGTGTGTCGGAAACTTCGGCGGGCGCGGGGGCGTAGCGGCCAGCCCCACCAAAGGTCGCCGCACGTTCGCCGACCTCGCCGAGTTGCACGGCACGCAGCGTACCACCAGCGGGCCGGACTCGGGCCCGCCGGCGGCGACCTCGACGGCGTGGTCGGCGCTCAGGTTGGCGGCAGGGTGGGCGGGGCGGCCCAGCTCGGGCACGCCGGGGCACCAGTCGCCCACGGCGGCGCGGTGGGCGGCCACGGCCTCACGCCGCCGCCGGGTCTCGGCGGCCGTCTTGCGCTCAGGGCGGGCCGCAACCTTGGCGCGCTCGCGTAGGGCCTCGCACCGTGGGCAGCGGGTGCGCCAGCGGCCGAGCTTGCCGCAGTCCAGGCACGGGCGGCGCAGCCTACCCACGGGCCCGCATGATGGCGATGCGGGTGAGCAGCGGCAGCCCGCGCGTCTCGTCGGCGTCGCGCAGGGCGGCGACGCGGGCGCCCGCGTAGGCGGGCCGCCGGACGACGGCCACGTGGTCGAGCAGGGCGGCGCGGCGCTCGACCCGCCGGCCGCCGTCGCTGTAGCGCGAGCCGCCGGGCAGCGGCACGAACCCGATGGACAGTCCCAACGGCACGCCGGCGGCGGCCAGCGCGAGCACTTCGTTGCCGTCGCGGGTGTCGGGCACGAACCATTCGCCGTGCAGCCCGTCGGGCTCGTCGCGCAACGCGACGGTGCGGCCGATGGGGAGCTGGGCGGCGTCGGCCGGGTGCGGCACGGTGAGCACGACCTCGGCCGGGTCGGTGGTGGCGAACGCGCCGCGGGTGAACGTCTCGACCAGCCGCGGGCCGATGCGGGCCTCGACGCCGTAGGGCACGGCCACGCCGACCAGCGTGCGCTGGTCGTCGCCGCGTAGCTCGACCTCGGCGGCGAAGCTGCGGGTTTCCAGCTTCATGCGACGGCACCACCTTCCGGCAGCGGCGGCCGGTCTTCCAGCTCGCGCGCTTCATTGACGGTCAGGAACCCGGCCTCGATGCCGGTCTTGTGGGCTTCGTAGCGGTCCTTGAGCGCGACCCGCACGAACCCGCCCGCGTTGAACTTCGCCTGCTGGGTGCGGGGCAGCAGCCGCGAGACGGCACGCTCGACGCGCAGCAGCCACGGCCGGACGCTGTAGGTCAGGAAGTCCTCGCCGCGCTGCTCGGGCGAGGTGTAGGCCAGCGGCCCGGCGGTCTGGCCGCCGACCATCTCGCCGGGCACGCCGAAGATGCGGGCGACGGCGTTGATGTTGAACTGCTGGCTCTCAATCCACTGCGCCTGGTCGTTGGGGATGGTGACCGGCTGGAACTTGGCGCCGTCACCGAGTACGGCGATACGGCGCTTGCCCTTGTGGCGGGCTTCCCAGCGGGCTTGCAGGGACTCGGCCGCTTCGGGTCCGATGCGCTGCTCGCTAGTGAGCACGCCGGACGGGATGGCCGAGTCGCCGAAGAAGCGGGCGCCGAAGCGTTCGGCAGCCAGCCCGAGCCCGATGGTCTCCCGGGCGTACTCGACCGGCGACAGCCCGACCGACACGCCAGGGAACACGTAGGCGCGGACGTGCCAGACGTCGGCCGGGTCCAGCTCATCGCCGAGCAGCCGGTAGGTGATGCGGCCCTGGTCGTTGACGGTCACGCCCATGCGCTCGGGATGCACCAGGTCGACCTGGGCCGGCAGCATGCCAGCGCCCGAGCGGGCGGTCACCAGCCCGTAGCAGTTGCCTCTGACCAGCAGCGACGCCATCACGGCGTACAGCCAGTCGGCCAGGTCGAAGTCGGCCGACGGGCGTTGCAGCAGCGGCGGCAGAGTCGCCAGCGGCGTGCGCTCGCCGCGGCGGTACACGTCCAGCGGCAGCGTCGATACCGAGTCGGCCAGCAGCCGCACGCACGCCCAGACGGTCGACAGCCGCAGCGCCCGGTCAGTCGTGACCGCCTCGCCGGCCGCCGTGGGCGTGCCCTGCTCGGCGAGCAGTTGGTCAAGCGTCATGGCCTCGCGCTGCTCGACCCGGCGGCCGAAGGGCCACCAGCGGGCCATGGGCTACGCCCTGACGCCGGTGTCGACCACGAACGCCGACGGCTGCGCGAGCTGCACGTCGGCGCGCAGGTAGGCCAGGAACGCATACTGAAGGTTGTCGGCGACGAACCGCTCGCGCAGGAACAAGAGCTGGAAGTCGGTTCGGATGCCGACCATCAGTTGCGACCAGTCGCCGGTGTAGACCTCCGAGCAGTCGGTCGACGTGCCGACAGTCAGGTTGATGGGGACTTGCTTGGTCGCCAGCATCGGCAGCATGTTCGCCGGCGACGCCAGGTAGGCGTTGGTGGTCGCCTCCTTGAGCTTCGACAGCGACACCGACGAGCGCGGCGCCTGGATGTGCGCGTTGGGCTCGAAGTTGTTGCCCATCACCACGCCCTTGGCGTCCAGCCAAAAGTCGTAGTTGGCGATGGCCGCACCGTTGGCGCCGTGCGTGGTCGTGGTGATGCCGGAGGTGTTCAGCACGCCGCGCGGCTCGGGCGCGGTGCCCGAGCCTCTGAGCGCGACCCGGTCGAGTTCCAGCGCGACCTGGGCGGCGAAGCTGCGCGCGATGAGGTCCTCGGATGATGGGTCCGCATCCTCGAACAGCTCCACCGATAGCGTCACCAGCCGCACCAGCGTGCGGGCGGTGAACGTCACGGCGTCGAAGGTCATGTCGGCGGCGGTGATGGCCGCGTTCTCGGCCTTCCACGCCGGGGTGCCCTCGCCGGTCAACCGCGCCAGCTTGAGCGTCTGCGCCGTCATGGGGACGGTGATGGCGCCGGCCTGGAACACGCGGGTGGCGTTGCGGGCCAGGTCGATGACGCGGCTCGACAGCGGCGTCGGCACCAGATGGCCGCCGGCCGTCAGGGTGCCCTCCGACAGCGCCCGCTCGTGCTCGGCGCCGTCCCAGTTGCCGGTCACGATGCCGCGCAGGTAGCGGTCAAACGACAGCCGCTCGCCCTCGGCCGGCGGCTCGAACAGGCCGCGCTGCTGGCACCACGCCTCGACGGACTGCTCGCGCGTCAGGACGGGCTCGCGGGGAAGGGTGGGGCCGGCCGGCCGACGGGTCGCCGCGGCGCGCAGCTCGGCCAGCTCGCGGTCGTGCTCGGCCTCGATGGCGTCGTCGGCCTCACGCTGCTCGACGATGCGGGCCTGGTAGTCGGCCAGCTCGTCGGGCGTCAGGTCGCGCGCTTCGGTGGCGGCGCGGGCGAGAACGGCGTCGGCGGCCTCGCGCGCCTGGGTGCGCTTGGCGCGCAGGTCATCGAGTAGGGTCGCCACGGCGGCGGAACCTCACTTCCCACGGACTCGGGCGGTCAACGGAAGTGTACCGCGCGCCTGGTCAGCTAGGGTCTGTTGAAGAAGTCGGGGCCATCAGAGCCACTCGTTGATCGCGGCGACGTGGACGGTGGCCTCGTAGCGCACGGCGAGCTTGTCGTAGCGGGTGGCCACGGCACGGTGGCGTTTGAGCCGGTTGATGCCGCACTCCACGGCGTGCCGCTGCTTGTAGGCCTCGGCGTCGAACGCCGGTGGCCGCCCGCCCTTGGAGCCCCGCTGGCGCCGGTGGGCCGCCTGGTCGTCCTTGACCGGGATGGTGGCCCTGACGTGGCGTCGGCGCAGGTAGGCCCGGTTGGCCCTGGAGCTGGAGGCCTTGTCGGCCAGCACCCGGTCCGGCCGGGTGCGTGGCCGGCCCGGTCCCAGGCGTGGCACCCGGATCCCCTCCAAGACCGCGGCGAACTGGGGGCTGTCGCCGCGCTGCCCGGCGGTGACCACGATCGACAGCGGCCGCTGTCGCTGCTCGCAGGCAAGGTGCAGCTTGGTCGAAAGCCCACCGCGCGAGCGTCCCAGCCCGTGGTCGGCCGGCTCGCCAACGGGCGGCTCGGCCTGCAGGTCCCCCTTATCTGTGCTGGGACCTCCGGTCAATGGGCGATCCCGTTGCTGTGATGGATGTGGTCCTGCTCCTGGTTGCTGGCCGATGCTGCTGGGCCGGCGTCGGGGTCAAGGTGGAGTGCCCGCAGGCCTTGCCCGCGGAGCGGCTGGCCGGCCCACAAGCCGCAACCCACTCCGTGTGATCTGTGGGCGAG